GGGCTCAACTCCTCCCCTTGATCCCCTGGAGTTCCGGGGGCTCTTCCGGCCTCGTGCGTCTCGCATCGGGGTGACGCATCTCCTGGCGCTGCACATAGCGAAACCATCTGACCACGTCCTCTTTGGTAACTTTCCACGATCCCATCAGCTTTGAAGGCGCCCCGCTTTTCTCGAAGGGATAGGTGCGCCGGAGTTGCCTGAATTTCCACAGACTCATATTCAATTCATCGGCCACCTGCTGCTCGCTGCTCAAGATGTCCATTTTTTCCATTTCATCCTCCTCTTTTTTTTTCGTCATGACCTTCCCTCCTTCTTTCTTTATTTTTCTGATTCACTGATCGCTCTCTTTTCCTTGCCCTTTCTGATTCACTGATCACTGATCACTGATCACTGATTCACCAGAGCGGCACCCGCTTTGATTCTTTTTGTTCGCTCGCTGTGCGCTTCGTTTCTGCCTTAGACCTCGCTTTATACTTCAGCCTCAACACGTCCGCGGCCACGAGGCAGAGCACCTCGCAGTCCCAATAATGATTCGCCCTCTGGGCCTGGCAGATCCACTGCTCGTTTTCGTTCAGCACCTCGGCGCACATCTGCCGGGCATATTCCAGCACGTCGCTGTCCCGTTCCACGTGAAACGCGCCCGGGTCTCCGGGCTTGATCTCCAGCTTGTGGGCGAGCGTATTCTTCCAGAGATTCGCATTGTGCCGAAGCAGCCGGATCCCGCCACGGATCGGCTTCTTTGTCCCCGGATAAAACTCAAGGGTGCTCCAGTTCACCATGGTCGTCATCGTCCGCCGGTCCACGCCCTGGGCCGCAAAGATCCGGCCCTGCCACGGCCGTACAAAATCGTACACCTCTGCCGTCTTGTGGCCCATGGCGTCCTGGAGCGCAAGCGTGATCACATACTTCTGCCCCTCCACATCGACATACGCCTCCTCGAAAAGCACTTGGCGCAGGGCCTCGAACGAATCGACAAACCCGAACCGCACGCCCCAGCTCTCCTGCTCCATGCCGAACCCGAAGGCCCGAACACGGTAATAAAATCCATTGTCCTGCGTATCCACGCCGGCCACCAGGGCCGCCACAACACCGCCCGAGGGCACGATCCCCGAAGGCCGCTCGTCGCAAAGCGCCGTGATCCGGTCCTCTTTCCGCTCCTGGAACTGGATCCGCCACGGCTCGGCTTTGTGCTTGTTCTGAAAATCCTTGAAGTCGTTGAGGTCCCCGGTCTGCACATAGGTGAGAAACGAGGCGGCCGGTTCCGAGAGCGACACGAAATGCGATATCCACGACGGCAGGTGAAACCCGATATTCCGCGGCCGGTGCTCCTTCAGGTACGCCATAAGTTTCTGCCCGCCGACCGAAGAGGACACAGATTCACACAGATCAACACAGATGTTTTCGTTTAAACTTTTTAAATCTTTTTTGTTTTTATTCTGATCCGCTTTTTCTGTGTTCATCTGCGTCCCATTCTTTCTTCGGCTGCGCCACTGCCCTAACCTGACGGCCCGGTCCCGGTCGTAATCGTTCCAGTGCGCCGCGCACGTCTTGCACTCGTACCAGGCCAATTCCTCGGCCTTCACCTTCACCGGGTCCCGCACGTCCGCCGGCCACTTGATATGCTCGAAGTCCATGATCTGATATGTTTTGCAAAACGGGCAGCGCACCCAGTAGTCGAAGATCACCTGCGCCTCGGTTGTGAGTGCCTTCCAGATCGGCCCGGATTCGACGGTGGGCGTCGACGCCTTCCAGATCTTGCGGTTGAAGCGGTAGGTTCGCGTCCGGCCCTCGGCGAGCGAGATCGGGTCGGTTTCCCTCTTGCCCGCGGTCTCCGGGTATTTATCGATCTCGTCAAGCACCAGGTGGCGGATGCTCTTGTTCGCCAGCTTCACCGCGCTCCTGGCCCAGGCCATGTAAATTTGCATGTGCTGCAGGTTGATCCGCTTGGCTGCCTCGTCGTCTGCCGAGCCGGTCAGGTACTGCCTGAGCCGTGAGCTTTGTTGGATCATGGGCAGGATCCGGTCCTTGCTGTTTTCCACGGCCGTCTCTTCATCCGGGTAGACGTAGAGCACAGGCCCCGGCTCGATGTCCGTCGCGTACCCGATGCACGTATCCACGCAGAATGATTTCCCCACCTGGAGGGCCGCGCAGATGATGATCGTCTCGACCGACGGGAAAAAGGAGGCGTCCATGATCCCCGGCAGGTACGGCGTCGTGCTGTTCTTGTACCGTGTCCCTTCGAGCGGCCCGCGGGTTACGATCCGGTGCCGGCTCGCCCACACGGAAACCGGGATCTTCTTCCGCTTCCGGTAGATCCGCCGCTCCGCCAGAGTCGTGCGAAACGAGATCAGCCGCCGCAGTGCGGCCACGGTCTTCGAAAGCCAGCTCTTCGGGGTTCGCACTTCGATGGTCGTCGCGATCTTCATTTTTCTTCTCCTGCTCCGATCAGTCCGATCCGACTAATCCGTCCGATTCTTCTTTGTCTTCTCTGCGGTCCTCTCTTACATCAAACAACACATGAAACTCCCTCTCGCTTGCGAACTCGTTCAGGGTGTCGTTATGCGCCTCGGTCATATCGTTGATCAGATCCTGGGTCTTCTGGTGGTTGCCGGCCACCAGCCGGATCCAGTCCCCGGCCTTGGCCTGCACCATGAACATGAGCGCCGCTTCGAGCGCCGCGGCCCGAGCCGCCAGCTCCAGCTCGAACTCTTCTCTCAAGATATACTTCCCCTCCTCCGCCATGCGCCTGATCTTTGCATACTTCCCTTGCTCATCGATCCGGCGGATCTCGGCCTGCGTCTTTCTGCGCTGCAGCTCCTCATCATCGACCTTGCGCTTCGCTTCCTGGGTGGTGAGATACGCCTTGGCATAGCGCATGAGATTCTTGAGCGTGTAGGTCCCGTCCGGCTCTGCCCTGATCTTCCCGTCGCCCTGGTGCTTGTAGAGCGTGCTCTGTGAAATCTTCCACCCCTGGCTTTTCAAAAACCCGACCGCCTCGCGCAGGTTCCTGAACTTCTCCTGGGTGCCACGGACAAGCTCGTCTTGTCCGTGCTGTGCTTCAATCTCCGCCTCCTCGATCAGTTCCGTTTCCTTGGCCGTGAGGGTCTTCCCGTCCTTCACCTTCACGAGAGCGTTCCGCAACATGACCTTCCTGGCCCGTGCCAGCACGTCTGCCATCTCCGGACTTTTATATTCCGCTTGCTCTTCGGTCATTCTCCCTCCTCGGCCAGCCTTGCCTTTTTACCCGTAAACCGCTCCCAGCGCTTGACAGTGACATCGCAGCATCCCGGATCAATATCCATTCCGAAGCAGGTCCTTCTTGTCTTTTCAGCCGCGATATATTGAGGACCACTTCCGGCAAAAGGCTCGTAACAACTCTCGCCCATTCTCAAATGCTTAATAATCGGGATTTCAAAAAGCTCCACGGGCTTCGGTGTACTAAGATTAAATTCTTTTCTTTCGCTTTGCCCTACACTTTTAATTGACCAAACGGTTGTCTGATTTCGTTCTCCTTTCCCTCGTCCATAATCGGGCGGCGGATTTCCTTTTATCCAGCCCATAAAACACGGTTCATGTTTCCAGTGATATTGTCCCCTGGTCAGAAGCATGTTGGATTTTACCCATATAATTTGCCGGTGCAGGAGTACATCTGCTGCTGCTGCTGCTGCTGCTGCTGCGAAAAAACCTTGAGTTAAATGAGCGTGCCATAAATACCAGGCGGCATTTTTGGCAAGGATGGTTTCGCTTGCTATTTTAAAAACACTTTCTAAGAATTTTTGCAGGTCCTGATCTCGTAACGTATCATTCGCCACCCGTGGCTTCGCCACCCCTGGGTTAGGCCGCTCGTCATTCGCATAAGAAACCCCATAAGGCGGATCTGTTACCATGAGACCGACTTTATTCTCCGCTCCCAATTTCAAGCAGTCGTCCAACTTCGCCGCATCCCCACACAGAAGCCGATGTCCCCCCATAATCCACAGATCGCCCGGTTTTGTAATCGGCTCTTCGGGTGGCTCTGGGATTTCGTCTGGGTCAGTTAATCCCTGCCGATCGTTGCCCACGAGCTGGTCGATGAAATCCGCATCCAGGCCGGTCAACCCAAAATCAATATCAAGCGCCCTCATCTCTTCTAATTCTTTGGTGAGCAGGTCAAGATCCCACTCCGCCAGTTCTGGCATGCGGTTGACGCTGATCCGAAAAGCCTTGATCTGCTCATTGGTCATGTCATCAGCGATGAGAACAGGGATCTCGGTTATGCCGGCGGCCCTGGCCGCCTTCAGGCGCAGGTGCCCGTCGATCACGCTGCCGTCGGCCTTGATGAGCACGGGCACCCTGAAGCCAAAAGCCTTGAGTGCCTTTGCCATTTCTCCGACAGCGTGATCATTTTTCCTCGGGTTTTTCTCATACACGATCAGCTTATCAATCGGCCAGCTCTTGTATTTCATATACTTTTCCCCTTATTCTCATGGTGCCACGGACAAGCTCTGATCCGCCCCTGGCGGATGCTTGTCCGTGCTCCGCATCTTTTCCCGCCTGCTCTTCAGTCATCCTTCACAGCCTCAAGTTGATATTTTTCCATATACGCTTTCACCTCTTGTAATTCAGTGATGAGCGAATCAATAGACTCCGCCTTCCTAAACACAATACGCACAACCGTATTCAAATCTGTGTCAAAACGAGCATCTTTGGTCACTGATGCCCATTTCCCCTCATCAACTTTTGTCCCTATCGAATGGCATTTTCCACAGTTGTCTATGATAGATAATGTTCCGATTGACTCGTCTCCGGCAAGGTGGCTGCCCATGAGATGGGTGTCACCAGTTCCGAGTTCGACTACCGCTACGTCATCGTCGTGGTAAAACATCTTTTTCTCCTTTGCTTGTCCGTGCTCCTCGCCTCGCACCTTTTATGAATCTTCTGAAACGCTTTCGTCGCCGCGATCCAGATATCCACGGCTATCGGCACGACGAACCGCTGCTTCCCGCCGCATCTCAAACACTCCACCATGTAGGCGTCGACTCCCTTGGTGGCGTCATGGGCAATGATCCAATCGCACTTATTTTGTTTTCTTTTCATTTGTCTTTGCCTTCAGCCTTCAGCCTATTCTGCTCTTTTTGCCACACTGACGTTTACGCTCCCGCACCCCGGACATCGGACAAATCCAAGGACCACCGCCGCCTCCCACACCCGCCCGCACTCATTGCATATCGCCGTCAGCATTTTTCTCTCTCCTTTCCGTCCGGGACGCTCGTATTTACCGTAATGTGCCATGGCGCTGGTCGCATCGGCATCAAAAGCCCATCTCCGCCTGCAAACCGAAACCCGACGGGTTTATTGCTTTCTTCCGGCTCCACAAACTCGATCGGTCCGAGATTATCGACCATCTTTTGTAAGAGTTTCGGATTCAAATAATATCGCTTATCCACATTTTCATGGTGCCGCAGGCACCACACGGTATTCTCGGCCCATCGAGTGCCGTCACACTGCTGACATTGACTTGTGTTCCATTGCTCTTGGCCCTTCTCTTTTTCGAGTCCCACCCCGCCGCACGTGAGGCAATCTTCGCCGTTGTCTTTGCCCTCGCATTGCGGACACAGCTTTGCAAGCGGCGCATCAGAAGCACACTTCCCGCACGGAAAGCGCTCGCGCACAGCGTTGAACGTACCCGGAAGAAGCCGGAACGTGCTCCTCTTTGCGAGCATGCTCCAGGGCAACTCCTTATCTTTATCGATTACCTGCTCAACCAC